CAAAAGGCCTTTTTAGATAATGCCCAACCGTCAACTATATCACCTACAAGATATAATCTATCACAAGTATTATTTTTAAGAAAGTCAGCGAGCTCCTCGGCACTACAACCTTCAGTACCGAGGTGTAAGTCGCTGATAAAGATAGACTTGTACTTATTCACTAAATTATGATTTAAACTTAGCTATAATTTTTTCTATAAACTCTTTTATTTTACTTATTATCGTCTTCATTTTCTTCATCTTCCTCGTCAAAGTCTTCTTCTACTTCAGGTTCTATTTCTAATACAGATTCAATATTTTCAATTCTACTGATAATATCGTCCATTTTATCTTCAAGTTCTTCAATCTTGTTTTTCTTATCTTCTTCTTTATTATTGTTGAACATATGGCCTCCGTTATATGTGTTGGATGAACAATACTATTTATTTTGTATTCTTTGTTTTAATAAAACTTTAATATTTCTTTTTATATAGCGAATGATGTTCCACAACCACAAGAACTTGTGGCTTTTGGATTGTTAAATTTAAACATAGATTCAAAATCATCATAACTATAATCTAATTCCATACCTAGTAAATATAATTCATAATCTCTACTAACTAAAAGTATGTTGTCAACTATTACATCATTACGTTGTTCTTCTTCAGCAAAACTCCAATGATAATTAAAACCGGCACAACCACCACCTTTAATATCAAGTCTAACATATTTGTTATCGTTCTTCTTACTTAACTCTGTTAATCTTTTATATGCGTTGTCTGATAACTTAATCATTTTTTACCACATCTTCTTATTGCTGATTTAACTTTTAATACCATATCATATATATGTGCGTCTGTATGTAAAGGTGTAGGTGTAAATCTTAATCTTTCTGTGCCTACTGCAACCGTAGGATAATTTATTGGTTGCACGTATATGCCTTCTTTGTAAAGTAATTCATCTGATACTGCTTTACATTTTTTTGCCTCACCAATAATAACAGGTACAATATGACTATTGTTTTCTTTTACATTTATACCGTGTCTTTGTAATTCATCTTTTGTAAACTTTGCTCTTTCTTGTAATTTCTCTCTTAACTCTGGATGGTCTTTTACGTATTTAATACTTGTTAAAGCACCAGCACAAATAACAGGACTTAAACTTGTTGTAAATATAAACGCACTTGCTAAACTTCTTATTGCGTCTATGAATATTTTATTACCTGCAATGTAACCACCTTGGACACCAAATGCTTTTGCTAATGTACCATTTATAATATCAACATCTATATTATCTCTTTCACAAATACCAGCACCATACTTACCATACATACCAACTGCGTGAACTTCATCAATATAACTTATTGCATTATACTTTTTACATAAGGCTACTATTTCTTTTACAGGTGCAATATCACCGTCCATACTATAAACAGATTCAAACACCACACATTTAGCACCAGTATTTGACATTAATATACTTTCTAAATCACCAAGGTCATTATGTTTAAATATTTCTTTTTTTGCTTTACTATGTTTTATGCCTTGTATTATAGATGAATGATTTTCTGAATCAGATATAAACATAATATCTGGTATTACTTTGGCCATTGTTTCTAATGTGGTTTGATTTGCATTATAGGCACTTGTAAATAATAATGCACTTTCTTTTTTATGAAGTTTGGCTAACTCTAATTCTAATGCAACGTGATAATGTGTTGTGCCTGATATATTACGTGTCCCGCCTGCACCTGCGCCTGCCGTCTCTAGCGCCGTCTTCATACTATCAATTACATATGAGTGTTGACCCATACCTAGATAATCGTTAGAACACCAATTAATGATTTTTTTAATTGAATACTTTGAATACCATATAGCGTTAGGAAAATCACCCGCTGTACGTAGTATATCATTAAAGACACGATAATTACCATTATCTTTTAATTTATCTATAACATCAGCAAACTTATCTAATTCAATCATATCAATATTTATACTAACTAATCTATCTTTATAATCGTACAATACAATACAAAATAAAAAACAAAGAAGATTATTATAAGGGTTTTGATTTTACGCCACAGATTAGGTGGTTCTTGTAAATCCATTGAGGTATTTAGAGTCCGAAGAATCCGACGGCTATCTTAAAAAGAACATATAACCAAGAAACATAAGAAAACCACCAACAAGCATTATTAACATTACTATAAGAAAGAACTCTACAATTGCTCTTTTGGCCTCCCTTTGACGATAAACTTCTTTTTCTCTTTGCTTTCTTAAATTACGTCTTAACTCAATCATTTCATTATAGACATTATGGCCGTATGTGTACATTATAAGAGTACGTAATTCTTTTTCTTGTTCTTGTATCTTTTGTTTATTAATAGTAATGTCTAACGCCATTTGTTCTATACTACCTTTTAACAATAGTTTAGATACACCGCCAGCGTTATTTACTTCTCTTTCTGCATAGTTAAAATCTGATACTGCACCGTACCATTTACTTAATTGTTTAGACATAGAATCTAAATCTTGTCCAAACGCTATGCCTTTTTTGATAAGATTAAATGCTGTAGTGGCCGTTGCTACTGCCGTGATAGGGTCTAACATTGAAAGTCCTTTGAAAGAAGTGTAAGTCACCTCTATTTATGGACAAACTCTTGGAAGTTGTAATTATATCCAGGAAAATTTTTGATAAAAAGTGTACCTTTGGTACCTAGCTGGTTTCCTGAAGTTTCAACACCACTATGTATAAAATCAGAGTCCTTTACTTGATACGTAATACTCTATGTACAAACCATTTAAGAAAGCTTTTGATATAACCATTTACCCACTTATTCATAAAGTATCTAAAGAACCTTACTACAATTAGAATAGGGCTTGAAATAACATCAAACGCAACTAATCCAATATCTACTAATAAATCTATCCAATGGTCAACGGTATTCCATTCTTTAAACTTTTGCCATTTAGTCCTAATCTTTTGAAACATATTTTTACCCTCCGATATATGTTTTATGGATGTTATTGCATTTATAGTTTAGAGTTTTACTTTGCTTTTTTAATAGCGCTTTTTCTGGAGATTTTTACTCATTCAAGTCAATTCTATTTGCCAATACTTTAAACGTCTGACCTGTATGTAAAACGGCCTGTGTGGTGTTAGATGTTTTGGTCTTTGAAATGGTCTCTTTGTAATCGCCTCGTACATCTAAATTCATATTACCATCTACTTTAATATTGTAATCACCACCAACATTGGTATTTAACTGGCCATCTTTGACTACCACATTTAGGTTGCCTTTATCTACCTGTATGTTAATATTAGCATTAGGGCCAACTTGTATATCATAGTGGTTATCTGTTTGACCGTCTTTGTTAATATAAAGTTTATGTCGGCCACCTATGGTAATATCAGATTGGCCATCAATACTTGCTTGACTTTTGCCGTAGGTTATGGTATAATGGTCACCTTTTATAATGTCGGTCTTTGTACCATCTGGTGAGATTTCGTAGGATGTGCCTACTCGGTGTGCCTCGTAAATTCTTTCATTGCCTTTTGTGTCATCATACTCTACAATATGGCCACTCTCTGATTCGTAAACGTGGTTATATGGATAAACGGCCGCATAAGGTATAGCAGGCTGATTCCAAGTATCACCATCAGAGGCCGCAATCTCTGTGCTTACGTGGTCTGTAATAGTAACCAAATCAAAGTCGGCCGTTGGGACTCCGGTGATACGTGATAACTTACGCAACTCTAATGACAAATGAGGATTAGCACCATTAACGGCCAATCTATTGGTATCAGGTTCATCTTTATATTTTGGGTAAATGGTATTTGGGTCATAGAAACCTTTACCGGCCTTTGCGAGCTCCGCTGGGACACCTGGCAAACTGCCCAAGACCATTGGCTCTTGACAATCTTCGCCGTCTCTAAAGTACCCAAAAACCCACGTACCTTCTACAAGAAAACTTGGCGACTGACCTAATCCTGAAATGGCCGCTGATGTAGTAGGCAATACGCATTGCGCCCAAGGTAAGTCCGAAGTCGGTAAAACGGTAATGTCCTGCGTATGAAGGCCAACACAACGTACTCGCACTCGGCCTAGTTTCTGTGGGTCTTGTCTGTCTTCAACTACGCCGTTAAACCAGATGAAACCGTTAAACCCTAAATAATTTTTATCGTATCTCATAAATTTTTCCGATATTGCTCGCCTTTTAAAGCACTAAGCATACGCATTTTATTACCATTTAATAATTCCTTACGCAAACTGCTATTGTTAATACTTCTATACGCATACAACTTGCGATAGAGCGCCGTTAGAGTACGCTTGAAGGCCATTGTAATAGATAAACTCTGCGTATCTCTACGGTGGCCTGAGCAATAACCTGATATAATCTCGTTGGATATCTCAAATATTTTCCCTATCATATCCTTACTCTACGGCCTCCTGTGTGGTATCTATATATTCACCACTATGTATTCTATTATCTTTTATCACGGCTCTTTTAGTATAACCCTCTCGTCTGGCCTCTGAATTGCCCTCTGTATTGGCCTCCTTACACGCCGGAAGCGCCGGACTCAACGGATTCTCTGAGCCATTCTTAAACATAGACATCTCCCTCAAACTCCTTTAATTGTTCGTTGTATATATTCAACTTTGAAGTCTTGTCTTGACCTATGTTGGATAATGCCTCCTCCTCTGTCGGAAATGCACTCCTAACGCTGTCCTTTTGACATTCTAACACCATTTCGTGTCTTTGTGCTGATACATTTACCATATGTTTAATGGCCACTACTAGATAACGGCCACTAGAATAATTGTTTAATCCTTCGTCTGTAGCACTATCTTGTGGTTTTTTTACTTGTTGAGTAAATAATATTATATCACCTGCGTTGACCATTGTATTACCATATACTAACAAGGTTAGATTATGATTTACCATACTCTGTTTAAAACTTGTTCTAATGCCTAATTTGCTTGACTTTGTGTCTTCATAGTCATTATGTTTCTTGGTTGTATTGGTGTTTACCATTACCTTACTTTCATAATGCTGATTTAGTGGTGTTCGTGTGTCTGCATACTCAACGCCTTCAGGATATAATAGACCTGCTTCTTTTCTCATTTCATTATGTGGTTGTTTCTTACCCTCTTTTATATAATCAAAATCGGTAGTGGTAATAGTTTTATTAAATGCGTTATGACTTATGACCTTGTTGGCATATAATCCCTCGTTTATATTACCTAATACATCAACAGGTCTTTTGTAGTCATATCTTATTACACTAGATAATCTTCTTTCTACGTCTCGTACCTGTGGCATTTTTTCATTTTCAGTCACACTAGATATCATTGACGCAAACTTCCACCTTGGTGTAATCTCTGAGCCTATACTATTATATGCCAACATACTGGCAACTGACCTAAAATAAAACCCTTGACTATTTTCATAAAAAACATAACCTGAATTATTAGGAAATTGTGATGGCACGGCACTCTTAGCCAATAATGCGATTGCTCTATATGGTTTAAGGTTTGGTATTACTACCTTTGTATTTGTTGCCGTTGGTTCAAAGAAAAATGGTTTATTAGATTTTAAATAGTTTCTGATTATATCATTAACGGCATTTTCTACTGGACCTGCATATGCCTTACTTACTTTAGTAATAGAATTTCTATACATTTCAGGCGAACAAAAATATATAATATAACCTTGAGCCTTTGGTTGATTAGGGTCTTCTTGTACACTATCAACTTTATATATCTGCAATGGTACACCGGTCACGTCTGAATAATCATAACCTGATATACCTGGTGATTTAAATGTGAGAGAAAGTCTTTCTAAACCGGTAATAGGTAACACGGTTCTAATATCTTGCATATCATAAACAACAATTCTTCCCATTACATTACTGGTCAAAATGTCTTCTCTTATTTCAAAGTTGACCAATATGCCTAATATATCAATACTAATCGGAAGTTTATCTTTATCGTGCCTGTATGATAGTATTCTGCACTCTTCTAAATTAAATTGCCCTGCTCGGTCAAATGTATCTCTGTCTGTTGCCATATCATTATTGTCTTATCAATAATCTAAATTCATCTACAAATGCATTTAAATAATTAGGTGATAATAGTTTTATCTGTCTCTTTTCATCTTGTAATCTCGCTTCGTATTGTAAGTTAGATACTGATTCAGCACCTGCCTCATCACTATTAACTTGAATTTTGTGTGTAAAATCAGCAGGTCCTTCTCCATTTTGTTTACCACTTGATTGTGTTTTTTCATAATGGTGTATGGCTTCAGGATTATCGTACTTATCTTTTACAAATTGTTGAAAGTTATACTCATCTAATGGCCAATCGTGAAATCTATTGACTACATTATTTAATAAACATACAACCCAAAAATAATCTGTACTACCATATGCCTTGTAAGCAATTGTTTCAGGTGAATCACCTTCAGGCACTTCAACACTATCATATAGAGCTAGGTTATTTGCTATCTTACTTCTTACTTTTACTCTTCGCCATATATCGGTCACCTGTTTTAGGTTGCCACTTTGGCCAGATATGTTATAATTGATAACAGGAAATTCGTTAAAATATTGCATTATGCACCTGCCACGATATCTTGTTTAGTTATTACTCTATCTTCAATGAATTGCACGGTCAATTGTGTGTGTACAGGTATGCCTGTGCCTTCAAAGAAAGTTGCTTGACCATCAGGTGTATAATTTACCTGAACATCTGTACAATAACACGCTGATATATGATTTAAGTTTGCGTTTCTTTCACCATTGTACATATAACTAATGTTAAAGTAATTAGGATTTTCAAAGAAACCTGAACCTAATGTACCACTTATACCTGGTGCTGAATTATATTTAAATATGTAAATAATATCTTCTACTGCTTTTGCCTCTTTAGGATTTCTAGGCCAAAAGTCAAACGTGTAATTAAAACTTCTAAATTTTGGTGAATCATAAAATTGTTCATTTCTAGGATTAATTGCAACACCTGACCTTTTTTGTATCATTTTTATAGGGTCACCTGCACCTGTCATAGATATAACACTACCAACAAATTCAGACGCCTTGGTTACTGCAAAACTACCACCTGTTTTTAAGGCAGCAACTAACTTTTCTCCTTCAAGAGCAGCCTCATATGCCTGGAATGCGGCCTCACCTGCACCTGCAATACCAGCAGTTTCAGGAGCATACTCTTGACCATAGTCAACGGTAATTGTTGATGGCATATACAATGCTATTGCTGAATTTGATATCTTACCATCTGGTAACTTTGACCTAAAACCTTGACTGCCTGGTTTTATACTCTTGTTAATAAAATTACTAGTTTGTGGACTATACTTTAAAAAACCTGCTTCAAATATCATATAATGGCCTAATTCATTAGAGCCTAGGTCTAACGGATATTGTATTGGCGAAAATGATAATTTATTTGCTAATAGTTGTTGTGATGGTGAATCATCTATCTCAAATGGTGACTTGTTTTTTAATTTAGCTGCAATTTTACCAGCATTAGCAGCACTTTCTTTTTGTCCAAAATTGGCCATTGCGCCTGATATGAACGGTTGTGCTAAACTAGAGATATGATTTTTTAAGTTCTTAAATGCCATTTATAAATACCTTTACCAATATTTATATAGATTATAGGTGAGAAATGGCAAAGAGTTATCAAGGATTATATAGACCAACCAACCCAAAGAAATACGTAGGTGACGTTAAAAAGGTAGTGTATAGGTCATTACTAGAAAGACGGTTTATGCGTTATTGTGATTTAAATGACAACGTGTTATTTTGGGCAAGTGAAGAATTACCAATTAGATATTTCAATCCAATAGACAAAAGATATCATAGATATTTTCCAGACTTTGTTGTAAAGATGTCAACAAATAAGAAGTATATGATAGAGATAAAACCATCAAGACAAGTATCAAAACCAAAACCACCTAAAAAGAAAACCAAATCTTATATGCGTGAGAGCTTTGAGTATATCAAGAACCAAGCCAAATGGCAAGCGGCACAATCTTATTGTGAAGATAATGATTTAGAATTTAAATTGATTACTGAAAAAGATTTAGGCCAATATTAAGTGGCCATTCCTAATCTTAATGCAATAGGGTCAGTATCACTATTTAACTGATAGTTATTACTTTCTTTTTTCACCGTATTTACAGAGGCGTCTGTTCGTTTAGCGTCAACAGCAATGTTGGCACCTGGTTGTTCTTTTACTGCATTTGCTTTTGCTTGTTCTTGTAAAAATGCCTGACCTTGGTTATTAATACTTCTTTCAATTAGAGCTTTTAATCCTTCGGGGTCATCTTTATACAATTTTTGTACATCTTTAAAATCAAATTGTAGACCCATTGTTGTGCCTAATTTATCTAATTGTTTTTGTGCAAAGGCAGCTTTAGCATTAGCACTCGCTAACTCTTTTTGTGCGTCTGATTCGGCTCTCTCTATATCTGTATTGAAACCTAAATCAGCAATTTTACCCGCTAATGTTTTTTGTTGTTCTTTATCTTCCGTCTCTCTGGCCATTTTAGCATACATCAATGCTTCTTGAGCGTTTGCTTGTCTTATCTGTGCCTTTTGTAAATCATTTTGTAAATCTTTTGCCTTTTCTAGTTGGTCACCACCAAATCCTTCTTTATTAAGAGCAATGTCTTGTATAGCACCACCAGTATTACCTGCTTTTACCTCTGCCTTAGCAAAGTTTTGTATTCTATCACTAAACGCTGACATTTTTTCAAATATATCTTTACTAGATTCACCAAAACCACCTTGACTTGCAATAGATTTTAATGACTCAATTGTATTGAAGAAGTTTCTTGATTTAGTTCTATCTGCCATTATATCACGTAAAGCCGAATCACTATAACCTATCAACGTAT